TTTACTCCGCCAACTGTTTCTATGCCATTATCGCCTCTTATATGAATAGAGCCACTTCCATCTGGTACAACTGGTGATACCCCTGAATCAGGAATGAAATTTTCTAAGTCCGTTGGTCCTGTTGCTAACGGTAACCATGTAGCTGTGCGTGTATCTTCATCTTTTAATGTTAATAGATAAGCTCTTCCAGTTACTTTGGTCGTGGAAATTGTGGGAACATTAAAACCATCATAAGTTGCAGAGGTAGGATCACTATCACTAATAATATAATCTACTCCCTTGAACTCAATTGATCCTGTATAAGGATTAATATTTGTAGGCATTTATCCTCCTATGAGAATGAGTAATTTAAATATTCAGGAATAAATATTGTTCCATCTGTTGTATAGGCTGTGAAAGCAGTTGAGTCAACATCTGTATCACCATCTAAGGTTTGTAGAGAAAATGTTGTTCCGTTAATTACTGTTATATTGTAATAAACATCATTCAATTCAGTCATTCCAGCTACACCAGTAATCAAAACCTTGTCAGTACTAGCTAAGGTTGATGTATCAGCCACAGTGATCACACATGGATCAGCTTGACTCGCTCCACTTATTGCCATTGATGTGCCTAAATCCCAAATATTATCATAATAATTAGAACCTTCAGCAAAGTCTAAAGCAACTGTATTGCCACCTGCATTAAGTGTCTCTCTTACAATTCTCCATTTAGCATTTGTAGTCTCTGCTCCAGGTCTTGCCCATCCGTAGTATCTAAATAAATCACTAGCAAATATGACTTTTAATTTAGCATCAGATGAACGAAATGGAATGATAAATCCATTCGCATCTCTTAGTTGTAAGGGTGTTGTTCCTCTTGACATGTTTCCTCCTTGTCTGGGCTACCCACTCTAGTGAATGGGGCAGCCTGCCTTTCGGCAGGCATGTGAATTTTAAAACTAAGACTCTTTTGGTTTCTCAGCAGCTTTTTTTACTTCCTTTGTCGCTTCTTCCTCTTCTTTTTGTGATTTGTTCAATCTCTCTACAATACCTCCTTTTGCCATCAAAAGAAAATCATGCATTGAACCTAATGAGGTGTCCTCATCCGCAAAGATTACTATCTTTTTATCTTCACTAATAAATTTAACTGCTCTTTCTTGTTTCATCTAAAACTCCCTTATTTTTAGTTTTAACTTTGTCCTACTATTACATATGCAAAACTGCTTACATCCGTTACTGCTGCAACTCCTGTAGCATCGTAAGAAGCTACTACAAAGGAAACTCCAGCATTTATTGTATAGACTAAATGTCCAAGAACTGGTGTTCCGTTTAAAGCAGTTCTAGTTAATAAAATCCTATCGGTTGCTGCGATGTTAGTATTTAGAATTGTTTGAGTTCCTGCTACTAATGCTGCTCCTCCTACGAAGTCAGTCGCCGCACCACCATTATAGGTAATCTTAGTAGCTACGTTTGCCAACGTAAGGTTTCCGTAAACATTTACATCTCCACTTCCTGCTTTCAAGTCAAGTGAAGCTGTGCTGTTTTCTGTACCTACTGTGATTGCATTTGCTGCATCCCCAGTACCTATGTTAATTGTTTTTGTTCCTGTGCTTCCTGCTACGTTAATTGTCTGACCACCTGTACCACCAGCGATTGTCATAGTACCTGTGTTTGCTCCTGTACCACCAAAGTTGATTGTTCCAGATGTTGTTGCTGGCGCAAATGTATAATCACTTGTTGCCGCTCCATCTAGCGAGAAGTTACCAGTACCACACAATAGTGTCATAGCTGCTGCTCCACTAGCTGATCCAATCGTTACAAGATTCGCTACTGCACCCTCAGCAATATTTACCACTTTAGCTGCTGTCGCTCCAGAACCAATATTAATTGTAGTAGCTCCTTCTCCAGCTCCAATATCTACAATATTAATACCATCAGAACTTCCAAGAGTTATTGTTCCTGTTTGTGATGTTCCTCCGATTGTCATTATTCCAGTGGTTGTAGTTGCTCCAACAGCGTAATCAGAAGTTGCTGCACCATCTAAGGCAAAGTTTCCTGTTCCAACTTTTAAACTCATTGATGATGAACCAGTAACCGAACCAACAGTAACAAGGTTATTTCCTGCTCCTGTACCAAAGTTGATAGTCTTACCACCAACACCAGTAGCCATGTTTAGAGTTTGTGCAGCCGTGCCACCAAACCATGTCAAAGTTCCTGAATTAGCTCCACTACCACCAATTTTAATTAATCCAGTAGTTGTAGCATCAAACAATGTATAAGCTGTTGTAGCTGCACCATCTAAAGTAAAGTTCCCTGTTCCAGCCTTTAAGTCTAAAGAAGCCGCTCCGCTAGCCACACCAATCGCTATGACGTTAGCTACTGCTCCTGTACCGATGTTTACTGCTTTAGCTGCTGTCGCTCCTGTAGCAATGTCAACTGTAGTTGCTCCCTCTCCTGATCCTATTTGAACAATGTTGATTCCAGAAGAATCTCCAAGAGTAATTGTTCCTGTCTGGGCTGTACCACCAATGTCAATTGTTCCTGTAGTTGTTGCTGCTCCAACTGTATATGTAGTAGAAGCCACACCATCTAATGTAAAGTGTCCTGTTCCAGCCTCAATCGCTATGGCTGTCGCTCCAGTGTTATTACCGATGGTTATACTTTGAGCTATCGCATTTTCTCCAATGCTAATATCTCCTGTACCAGCTTCGATAACAATTCCAGCTGCTCCATTAGAACTACCGATTGTTACTACTCTCTCTCCATCTGTCGCAATATTTATATCTTGGTCAATATCATCATCACCAATGTTAATGACATCTCCACTTGCGTTGATGTCTATAGTTCCAGCGGCATCAAGAGTAATCTTATCACCACCTACAACGACAACATCTCCTGTGCCTGTTGATGTAAGTGTGATATGTCCAGTACCAGAATTGATCGCTACTGCTGTTGTAGTAGTAATATTACCCATTGTAATAGTACGGGCTGCTGCTCCTGTTCCTATATTAACTGCATCTGTTTGTTCATCTGCTCCTAAATCAATGTCTCCTAAGCCACCACTAGCTATAATTGCTCCACTAGCTCCAGAAATAACTCCTGTTGCATCTAATGTTGTAAATTCACCTGCTGCTGCTGTTCCTGATCCAATGGCTGGTGGTGCTGCGAAAATATCGCCTGCTTTTGATGGGGTAATTGCTACATCATCTAGGGTTACAGCCACAGCCTCAGCTGTCGTTGCTATCTGTCCGATCCCTTTGACTGTTTCTGACCAATCTGGTGATCCTGCTATTGCTACTGCTGCTAATCCCGCTGGTGTATTTGCTATTAATTCTGAGACACCCGCTGCTGTTTCAGCAACCGTTGCCAGTCTAACAATTCCTTTCTGTGTAGTTGTTCCGTCTTGGATTAGTGACTCAACCGCGCTATCTAGAGTAGCTGGCGATATGGCTAAGTCTGTTGCTGTTCCTGCTGCGGATTCTGCAGCTGAGGCGAAACGAATCCCACCTCTTTTTGTTTGTGTTCCTTTTCTTCCTGAGTAGGCATTTGGTCTTGGAAATTTAGCCATTGTGTTGCTCCTATATAACTTTTTATTTTTAAAGTAATCCCTTTATCCTAATAAGAAAACTATTTATTGACTAAAATAAAACATCTATACATACTTGCATATATGAATACAAACGAATCTGTTTATGTAAAAACAACAGTATGGATTCCCAGAAGACTTCATGAAGAAGCTAAGATAACAGCTGTTTTAGCTCATACCACTTTTTCAGTTCTAGTACGTAGAGGGCTTGCAGATAAAATAAAGCAACTTAAACAAGATGTAGCTAATAAGGATAAACAATGACTAACTACGACGACGACGACGTTACCATCATAATAACAGACTAACAACAAAACGGAGAATAACATGAAAGAAAGAAACCCAATTGTCGACATACTACTCTTCAAAAGCTACTGCGCTCAAAGAGACAGCTGGCTCGATTTAGAAACTTGTAGTCCTCAAACATTACAAGCTTTAGATGAAATATACCCAGATAGAGCAGACTACGAAACAATATACGGAGAATAATATGTCTATATTCATGATTATCGTAGCATATGCAGTAGTCCAATTAGCAACAGACTATTTTGATATAGTTGAACAATCTAAAATAACCGAAAAAAAATTAAGAGCAGAATACAAAAAAGAAGGGAAAATAGTTTAACTATTCTTCTTAGCGAGAGGCTTGACTTATCGCTGGTTTTACAGACTCTTTTGCAGATGCTTGTATTTGCTTAATTCTTTCAGCTAATTTTAATCCAATTGATTGTAATTTTGCCCCAGACGCACCTCTTCCTTCTAAAATAGCATCTTCTACTAACCTAATGAATTTTGGATCAGCTATTAGTTTAGATAATTGCTTGCCACCAAGAAACGAACCTCCTGATTTAACTAAAGACCATGCTTTTTTCTTAAAAGACCATGGGTTTCCATCAAAAACCTTTGAAACATCACCCATTATTTTTCCTACCAAAACTAAATCAGCAGCATGTACCCCTGATCGTGATGCATTTAAAAACTTTTGGGCTGTATCTGCTATTCTACCAGATGCATTTTGTAAAACTTCTAGTCTTTTAAGAGTTGGTGTCCCTAATAATTGTCTGGCTATTTCTCTGTTTTGTCCTTTTTGTAAAAGCTTAGAAAATGTTCCAAAATTAAGTTGTTGAGATGTGCTATCTACTAGATTTTTACCAATCATTTCTTCTAATTTAAATGCTGCCAATTCATTAAATAACTTAGTTCCACCTGGAAGTTTGCTTAATGCTTGCTTTACTTGACTTATCCCATGAGGAGTATTCATTTGATTAAATATTTGAGAGGGATCTTGTGTCTTTAATATTGTTGAAATTGATTTTCCCCTGAATAATTTCGCATGTTTAGCAAAACCGCTTTTTGCTTTTACCCAATCTCTCGCAAAAGCAGAATCTACTTTGTCATGAGAAGCTATAGCCTTATCTACTTCCTTTACTATTCTTCCTAAAAGTTTTTTCGCCCCACCTTGAACTTCATAATTAATTGCATCACCTAACGCTATTTTAGTATTTATAAGACCATTGATAGGAACTTTTCTTTTTTTACTAACTGATGCAAGTCCATTTTTTGTCTTCTTTTGTTTTAAAACATCCAACACTTTTTGTTGATCACTAATTACATCTTTCTTAACTACATTTAAAATATCTAATACTTTTTGTTGTTCAGCAGATTTAAATGATCCAGGTATGAGATCTTTTTCTACTTCTTTAATTACATTTGCTATCCCATCACCAAAAACAGTGTTTTTACCACCACGTTTTCTTAAAGAAGTAAAAAGCTCTCTTGATTTAGCTAAATCTAAATCTCTTGCGTTAGTTACATGTTCTTTTATTGCTGCTCCTGCTTCGAAACGACTTTGATGAATGGATTCTCCTAATGTGCCTGCTAATTTTTTGTATTCACTCACAATGTTTTTAGTTAGCGATTTTTTAAATTCTTCTAATGGCGCTCCAGTTAAGCCAGATTGTCCTAATGTCGATTGAATCCATTTTACAATGTTATTTCCTGAAATACTTCCTAAATCCCCTTGAACGCCAGCTTTTCTAAAATCATTGATGATAGATTTTTGCAATGCCTCTTTATCTCTAGGAGTGAATGCAGCAGCTCCTTTTGCTAAAACCTTTTTAAAACCACCTTCTTTAACAATAGAAAAAAGATTCTTCCCCGTTTTAAATATCCCTTTTGCTCCACCTTGTACTATATCAGGTAAAGAATCGCCAAATACAGCCATTAACATAGTTCCTATAGGACCAAGTTCTAAATCAGCAGCAAGTGTTAATCCACCCACAGCTCCTACAGTTTTTATGGATTGTTTAGCACTAGGAATAAGAGCTTTCGCAGCAGTTTTTATATTGCTAGGATTAAAACCGTTTTTAAGTATGGATAACGTTTTAGGATTGTGAACAAAGCCTATCCACCTAGCCGCCATTTCACTAGCGTCACGAGGTGCTAAATCAATTCCTGTAAGCTTTTTAGCTCCTGCTTCTATTAAACTCCCTGTATCAAAACCTACTACATCTTTGGGAAGAAACTGTTCTGTCTTTTCAGGATTTCTTATTAAATCAGAAAAATATTCTAAACGCTCTTGATCCTTTTCATCAAATTTACCAAAAGCTTTTTTATCTAATAAACCTTCAATCTCTTTTCCTATTTCTTGTCTGAAAAGTTGAGAGTTAGCTCCTTCGCCTATCTTTTGAGATATAGTTGTTGCCATATCAAGGGGAAAAGCTGCTCCTTGAATGCCACCTATTATCCTTTGGGATACAAGTCTAGTTCCTTTATCTACAACTTTTCTAGCTGTGCTTCTTTCATCTTTTGGTATTAGATTAGCTCTTTCTTCTATCCGACTTCTTAAATCATTGCTAGGTTGCTCTTGTTGCTGTGATTGTTCAACAGGTTGTTGCTCTCCTTGACCTTGTTGAAGTAAAGAGGCTCTTTGGGCTATCCGACTTCTTAAATCTGCTGCCATTGTTAACTACCTCCACTTAACAATTGATTAACCTTTTCTACATCACCACCATATTGTTGTAATAATTGATCAATTTGATCATCTGTAATGTTTTGTCCTGGCTGACCTTGCTGGTCATTGTCAGTTAATTTATTTTGAACTATTCTTCTAACAGCATTATATGCTCCTTGCAAGGTTTCTATTGTTGCATCAGGATTATCTAATTCGCCTTTTAATACGTCAAATTCTCTCTGGTTTCTTACCTTAATTGATGATATTTCAGATATCAATGACCGTCCAAGAGTTTTTAATTCTTCTCTATCTTTTAATGTATCTTTTCTTCCTTGTTTTGTTCCAAGGCTTCTTGCACTTCTTGCTGTTCCTGATGAAGAGCCTCTAGGACCTATATTGCCACCCTTTAATAATTCATCTATTCTATCTATGCTTTTTAAAGCATTTGAAAGCTTTTTGTTTTCTGCATTTACTTTACTTTGTTGAGCCATAGCAACACCTCGTTCTTTAACAAGAGCTAGTTGTAAGGGTTGTGGTAAACTCGAAAATTCCGCTGGAAAACCAAACTTTTGTAAGGCTTGTTGTTGCTTTTGTTGCGTTAGTTGCTTTTGCTTTTGTTGCAATATTTGCAGAGCTTGAGGTTGTCTGTCAGGAGATACATTCTGCATGATTTGACTCATCGCATTTTGCATAGCATCAGGATTAGTAGATTGAGAAGCTTCTCCCAATATCTGATCAAGAGCTGTGTTCTCTTGGCTTCTGCCAAACGCTCCCATTACATTACCTCCCATAGCTTTTCCTAATTCAAATGGACCTGGTGCTGTCATGTCTCTCTCCTATTGTTGTATACCTGTTCGATAATCATAATATTGTGGATCTCTTTCAAAACCTTTTCTCGGTGGTCTGATAATATCTTGTATCGATTCTCCACCAAATTGGTTTTTTGTAGAATTTATAAGTTTTGTTAACTGTTCTGAAAATTGATTACTAGATACAACACCACCTACTCCTTGCCCAATAGCTTCTCCAGTACTAAGTTGAGGTGTTGCTCCTGCTCCTGCCTTTAAAATCCCTCCCATACCAGCAACAGCTCTATTCTTAGCTAGGTTTTGCTGATTTGAATATTGCTCATTAATAAGTTGATCTAAATCAACCCCAGCTCTAGTTAGAGTGTCATTTAAAGCAGTTCCTCGATGCTGACCAGTTGACACAAAGTTTTCTTGTATCTGTGGCGCTATCTGATTGGTGAAACGTGATTTCGCAGGATCTACAATAGATTTCTGAAAGGCATCTTCATCCATATTAAATAAATCAGAGAATGGACCGTCCCCTTTCAATGAGGTTAATAAATCATCTATTAACTCTCTTTGTCTCGCTTGTGTAGGCGTTTCTTTAGCTCCTTTGTTTGATAAAAAACCTGATGCTACTCCTGTTATTAAGCCTCCAGCTATAGCTCCAGGTGGTCCAAATGCTAATCCTCCAACTGTCGCTCCTGGACCCATCCCATTAACTGCTGCTTGTGTATCAAATGCCATAAAGCCTCCTATAACTCTTTCCACGTTACTGTGGTAGCTGTTGGTCGATTAACCAACATTTCTACCTTGTTTGTCAAACTGTTTATATTGATTGATGCGTTAGTCAAGAATGTGTCTGATGCTTGACCGTCCGTTTCCCTTTCATAAAAATCTGGTTTCTTATTTATTGCTACTGCTAGTTGTTTGTATATATCTTCTAATATCTCTAACAATCTCTCTACAGTTAACCCCTCTCTATTTCCTACGTTATAATATTCTGGTAGTCTAGCCATGTTATCCCCTAATTACTCGTTAATGATCCAGGTTTACAGTGTATCCTTATTGAAGATATGATTATTGGTTGCAAGGCATTTTCTTTCTTTATTTTTACATTTAAAAAGTTTGATTCTTGACCAACAGCTACCGATATCCATTCTCTTTTTTTAGTTAATGTAGCATCAGGAGATAGTTCTACATCTCGCTTAAATGGAGCTTCTTCTTCATCTTCAAATAAATCTACAAAAACAGAACCAGCACCTTTATTTAGGAAAAATTCTATATGCGATACAAAACACTTTCTACCTTGCTTTCTATAAGGATTAAATGGAGTAAGTTTAACTTCAAAATCTATTACTTTAGTTACTAATCCCCCACCAGTATAAGCAGTAGCATCAGTAGAATTAAAATTAACTGTTATCGCTGCTCCTGTAGCCGCAGTTACGTTTAATATCTGTTCGTTGATCTCTACCATGCCTTCAACATTTCTAACGTAAACTCTATCTCCAATTTTAAAACCAGCTGTCGTTGCTATGACTGCACTCGCAGCTTGGTTAATAGCTATTATTCGTGCTGCATAATCATCATAATCTACATTAAGTTGATAAACATATCCGTCATCATCTCCAGCCAATGTCTTTTGTGTCTGTTCTCCAAGCCCTATTCTATCCCAAATTTCATCTGTTGTGTCCCATCTTAACCATGAGGCTTTTATAGTTTCATCTATAGAACTCCAGACATCATCACTACCACTATTAGTCTCTCCAAATACACTAAATCTTTGATCATAAACTGACCATGTACTCTCTACATAATTATATATTAAAACTTGATCTTGAGTTACATCTGCTAATTGAGATTCCTTTTGTCTATACGAAAACATGAACTGGCTAGTTCCTCTATCAAAACCACCATATGTCAGCTCTATATTCGGTTGATCAAATTCATTTCTTACATAATTCGGAATCTTATTATCAAATCTGACTGACTTTCGCCCATCTGTTGTTATCAATCCATTTTCACCCAAAGATTTTGCCTCGTAATTCCAAGATACAGGAGAGAAAGTTGCATCTGTGCCTAAAACTGAAGGTATCTTTCTCACAAAATAAGGATTAAAAGCATCTCTTGTTTTTTCTAACACCCAATCAGAACTTTGAAACTTCATTATGATAATATCACCAAGAATAATAGTTCCTTTCATTAGTTCATATGTATCAGCTATTCGTATTCCTGAACGAGAAACATTGAATTTGTCTCCATCACCTGCATTATTTCTAATTCCTGAATATAATACACCTTGATGATAAGGAACATCTGCTATTACAGGCACAAAGAAATTAATTCTTTCATCAAACCAATGGACTTTTGTTGCCTTTTTTAAAACACCATCCACTGGAGCTTCATAATCTGGATTATCACCACCAACTCCACCATTTGTAAACTCGCCTATATCTGTTCCATTATAAAAATATATGGAATTCATTCCTTTACCAGTGAATACAAATCTCTCTCCACCAGTTTTAGTCAAATATGTCGTTCCTGATACATATTCATCATTACTCGTAATATCAAAATTATAGGCTGGATCTAACCCTAGTAAACGTGCATTAAATGGTATTTGATTAAATATTTGTGTGCCTGTGTCATAACTATATAAATACTTTTTTGTTATAACCAACAATTCTCTGCTTCCACTACCTGCTGGATCAACATTCTCAAATATCCCCATCACCCTAGTCCCATCAGGCTTATCTACAAACTTTTGATTACCTAGTTGGTTGCCAAACTGCATGAATCCCATTCGAGACTTTAACTCTTGACGATAGATATATCCGTTTTTAATAGTCTCAAAAGCATCGGCTGGATCTAGAAAATTAACTCCACCATGGTCTAACCCTGTCTTAAATCCAGTTATTTCATATATTTCCACTTATCCTCCAAACACAAGAAAACTTACTTGTAAAGGTCTAGTTAATACTCCATTTTCGTCAGTCGTTATTATAATAAACGACGTTGTTGTTTTTGCTGCTGTCGTTGGTCCACTTCCTAAACTTACAATTAATGGTTTGTTAATAGCTGCTCCTGCATCATATTTTGCTCCCATTCCTAAAACCATATAAGAAGTAGAAGGCAGAGCGTTGTCAAATTTTATTTGATATACACCAGATGCAATAGTAACAATTGTATCAACATTATGCGTATATAGAGTAGTTATCGCCCCTGTTCCTTGATTTATATCAAATACTCCGCAACATTTCATCCCTAATAATTGCATTACATCATTGCCATTTTTTACAAATGGTTGAACATCTTGTTGGGTAGGTGCTTCCGCTGCTGTCTTTTCCTTAGAATAAAATACATTATCCATCCCAGCACCCAACGCAGGATCAGCAGGTACAGGAGGCGCTCCAGTAACAGATTTTGGCATCTGCGCAAATTGATGCCTTCCATTTTCATCAGCTCCTATATTCCAAAAATGATCTTTGTTTAATTCCGTTTCTGTATAGGTAGTATTACCCTGTAGAATTGTTTCATTAGCCTTTACTGACTTTGTCCCATCTGGGGCTGTTGACGACCATACCATATTATCTCCTTATTTCTTTTTTTCTATACTCTTTGTACAATTCTTTATCCGAACTAGATAATCTTTCATGTGCTTCTTTTATTCGCAAATCAAAAAGACAAAACATTTCTTTCAACTTAGGAATATCTTTACTAGTAACTTCAAACATTTTTCAACTCCTTAAAACCTCGGTCTTGCTCTCTGTGTTTTTATTGCGTTATGCGTGTGACTCAACATTAACTTCTTCTCATGCTGAAAATCAGCCTGCAATTGCTGTCTAGTTTCAGAATCAAACCTATAGTCCCTAGCATAGTTCATAGCAGCTCCATAGGCTAAATACCTCAACCAATAATCAAATGGCAACGCAGGATTGCCTTCACTATTAAGTTGAGGATTGATCTTATACCCGTATATCATAACTGTATAACTTGTCTCGGGAATTGTCCTAAATACAAACTCATTACCATAAAACAGCATTTCTGTAGGATAACCAGGGATCAATATATCCGAATTGTTTATCCCCCATCTTTGATAGAAAACACCTGGGTCTTGGTAAATATACAACTTATTCCATGACAAGGACTCATCAGCAGGAGCAGTAAGTGTTACAAACGCTTCATTTGATATCGTGCTAAATTGATCACTAGCACCCACATCATTGAAAGTATAAACTCCTGTCGTGTTAGTCTCATCTATCACGAATGTCATTGTTCCATAGTTCTCAAAGATTCTTAAATCATCACTCATAGTAAGATTAATAAAATCATCTAAGTAACTGAACATTACATCATCAGTAGAATCAGGATCGTTTTCATTACGTCTACCTAACGCTAATCTCATTATCCTTTTACAGTCTGAAACAAATTGTGTCATAACTAGTCATCCTTATCATAAAGTGTTCTAATAGCAAAACGTGGATCTCTATGTGAAATCCTTGTGTCCCTACTTCCATCAGGTTTATCGTACCATTGCCATATGGCTGTCCCTTTAGCTGCTAAATATTCAACTATACATCTAGGTAGATCATATGTCTCCCCAGGTACTAATTGCTTCTTAAAGTCAATCATGTCATTAGATAAATATACAGGTAATGGATTACTAGGTTGGTCTTTCCTTCCGAAGATTATTCTCTCTGTCGGATGTAGTTCTATTGGACATTGCTTGATAGGATAACGACATAATCCAAGCTTATGGTTTAACTTCCTAGCTTCGGTATTATAACGCACATAATCCCCTAACGTCTTTAATGGCATATCACTAATGCTAACGGGTTTTTCTTCTTCTGCCCGTTGCATGATTTTATCTAACTCATTCTTCTCAATCTTAACTCTAGCTTTCGCTCTTGCTCTTGATTTTGGTTGATCTTTTAATTTTGGCATCGCCCCTCCTTATTGTTTATAAATCGGCTAGGCTATCTTAGGAAATAACCTAGCCAAATGTTTACTTATTATCTATGATTTATCCTATATCTCCTAAGTCCGTTACCTGACCTAACTTCTTACTCTTAATGAAGAAAACGTCTCCATCAGTTCCCATGATTGATGTTCCAAGGGTTAGCTTGTAAGTAATAGGATCATAAGAGAACTCAGTACTAAATACTTGAGTTCTAGTAATTAAATTAACACTACCACCTTCTACATACGCCACAAATGCTGATGAGTCGATATCCTCTTCAGTAAGTACGTCTTGTATTGAGAAAGTGTCAGCAGTAAGAACTACTACTAAATATCTATTTCCATCTATCTCATTCATACCACGAGCTGTTGGCATATCAGGACCTAAGTCTGTTATACGAACTTGTTCGCCAGTAGTTAATCCATGAGCAACTGCTGTAATTACACAAGGGTCAGCTTGTGATACACCAGTAATAACTGTTCGATAATTTCCGACTCCACCACTTGTGTTAGCTGGTGTGAATCCGTTAGTCGCAGTATTTACAAAGTTAAAAGATGCTCCTGCTGAAGAATCTATAACTTGTTGTTGAAAAGAACTTGCTGCAGTAGTCATACCTTTTATATATAATGAAATAGGTAATCCTGCCGCTGTTCCTGTCCAGTCTGTAAGATTATAAACTTCTACAAGGTCTGCATCAAAGTTTAATGTTAATACATAAGCGTCGCCACCTGAAATTAGTTTAAATCCTTCGGTCATTGTTCGACCTTTAAATAAATCTGACATAATTATTCCTCCTTATGCTGTTGCTTTAGTTGATAATAGAGTCACTATATGCGAGTCATCTAAAATAGCCGCATTAAAGAAGGCTGTGAAACCCATAGCTTGATATCTATTTAAATAGTCATTGAATCCAAGTGGTTTCATGATCATTTCTGTAGATACTTCATCTAATCCAACATATCCATACGCATTAGCACCAACAAATGTGTTGCTATATTGTGGAGGACTGTCTGTTGAAACATTAACTAGCGTTGATGTTACCCATCTAGCTTCGTCTGTTGCACCAAATTCTGCTTGTAGAACGCTTTCTTGAGCGCCATATTCAGAAGTAGGTACGAATGCATCTAAAGCACGAATATCTGGTTTTAATTTTACGTGAGATGCCACCCACCAGGACGCTTCAATCGGTCCTGTTCCATAACGAGAAGATCCCAAAACTGTCGGAGACATCTTCTCTGTGTCATTCTCATCTAGGTAAGCAATCGCACGATTAACATCTATTTGTGTTAGTTCAGTGATTGCCTCACCATTTGTACCATTAAGACATGTAATTTGTGGTACGGATGATGCCCATACGTCACGTGTTACTTTGTCTAGCATTGTATGCATAGCTTGAGATAAGTTGTCAGCAGTTTCAAACGCTGTGTCATCTTCTACTACTAACAATACTTTTCTTGATAATAACGTAACTTTTCCAAATTCTTGGACCGATACGTTGATGTCATATTTTTGTATTACTTCTGGTGCTGGATCAACACCCTCTGTTAATACCACTGGATCAGAATTAAAGTTCTCTTGTCTTCTAAAAACAACGGTATCTGTATTTTTTTGAGGCAAAGTAAAAGCTCTACCAAAAAGATTATGAACATTTCTTGGTTTTGATCTTTGTAACAATGCTCGGTGCGCCCATTTATCGCTCATTGAGCCATAAGTAGCTGTTGTGGTTACTGCCATATTAGTCTCCTTCTACGACCTAACGACTGCTCCGCTTCTTAGCCTGCCTCCATGCATTAAACTCTGAGTCCGACATATCACCAAAGTCAACCGTCTGATTGATGCCAGCAGCCTTAGGAACAGCTCCAGGCGAACCAGGGGCTTCCCTTCGTGCATTTGCACTACCAGTTGTCTTTAATGACGCTTTTTGTTTCGGTGTTAACTTATCCATTAACTCCCATGCCTCTTCATATCTATTGCTCGCAGCTTCGATTGCCGAAGTTAAATTAGGTCTTTGTTTTAAAAATTCTCTCAGTTTCTCATTTATTAGTTCTGTTTTCTCTGGGTTTTCTTTTACCCATCTTTTTTCTTCAACTGCTCGAATAATTTGCTGCTGCGTTAATCTTAATTCCCCTTTAGTTACAGGATCATATTGCGTGTCATCAGGCTCTTCAGGTTTGTCCTGCATCTGTTTTAATTGATGCTCACGATATACCCGATTCTCTTCTTCTAACTCCTGTCGTCTTTTACGCTCTTTCTGGAGAGCTGATAAAGGAACTGTCTTTTCTTCTTGATGTTCCTCAACAATAGGAGCTGGAGTCTCTACCTGTTGATCAGCAACTTTTGCTTCCTCAACTACTGGTGTAGTTTCCACAACTGCAGTATTATTCTCAGTTTCTACAGAAACGGTATCTGTCATAAATTCCCCCGTTTTAACATAAGATAGCCTCTTATGATGGCATAGCGCCCTTTGCTTGTAGGTAGGCGACACCTTCCTTATTAAACTCAACCTTTAAATCTTCCCCAGGTCGTTTTGGGGCTACCATCCACAATAATTCACATACTTCCTTGGTGTTATTTACATACCAAACAAATGAATTAGAGATGAACATAGGTAGTTGACTCGTCAATTTAGGTGCGTCAATCCGAAATACATCAGGATGTATCGGATCAAACTTTGCATGAAATGTAAGAAAATACGTTCCCTTAATGTGCTGATTGCTATTAACAATCTTATCTACCCAATCGTCTATTGATTTTTTTAAAGACTGTTTCTCGTCTATAAACTTCTTAGGTAAGATTAACCCACTAACAGGGCATTTTCCCATCTGCATGCTACACATAAACTATCTTCCGCTTTTACCACGAAGAGATTCTTTCTCTGCATGTGCTTGCTGTAAGTTTCTATTCGCTTTTTGTTGGTCGGCGTTTCCACCAGGACCACACATAGGCGATACACGACTTGCACTTTGTAATGGGTTATCAGGTGTAGAATATAATCCCTTACCTGAGTCCATTGATCCTCTTTCCATAGGCATATTAGCCTCCTTATTGTTGATTTACTTCTTGTTTGTTACCTTCAGCACTAGCTTCTAAATCGCTAGCCTGTGCCTCTATTTCTGCTTTTTGTTGCTGTCTCTTTGCTTCTTCTTGCTGTTCTAATGTATTAACAAATTGCAGTACCTTTAATATTCTGTCATCACCAAGCTGTGATATCTCCGTAATCGTTCTAGCTCGGTCTAATGTTGCTTGAGCTTGATTTTGAATAGCTTCGGACTCTCTCTCATCCGCCAAGCCAATATTGCTTCTCTCACGACTTTTTCTCTCACCAGCCAAACCGTATTTCTCAGCAGCAGTTGCATCAAGTACAGCTATTTGTTTTTGTCCTAGCTCTTGTTGTTGCTCACTACGTTGTTTAGCTTGTGCTTCAACAGCCTCTTTCAATTGAGAGATACCAGCCACTTCAAGGGCATTCACTATTTCACTCTCAGGAACATCAACAATGCCTTCACGCTTAAGATTAACAAGCTCGTAGTAGTAAGCATCTTTTTGAGATTTAGAACGTACACCCTCTTTAATAACAGCATCATATTGCTCAAACTCTTGATCGTAAAATTGTGGGGTTGGCTCTTCTCCTAATATCCTCTTGACTTTCCCAGGTGTGTAATGGTTTTGCATAGCTTTTAAGACTAATCCACCCAAAAGCTGTTGACTTGTTTCGATATTATCAAAAAGTTTACGGTTAGAACGTAATCCCTGCCCTATTCTTACTTCTGCTAGCCTTCCAGATATCTGTGTGTTGCCCTTCTCGTCTACACCTAGCACAGATTCATTCACATTCGCTAATGTCAAAGTTAGTTGATCTAATATACCTTGGTATTCCACTAGTGCAGGGCTAACATTCGCCCCTTGTAACTCTTGAACTGCATCTAAGCCCCCAGGTGCTTCGGGATCAACCCCAACAAGCTTGTTTTGTCCACTCTGTTGCAGTTCTTTCGGATCAGGAACAGAACCTAATAAATATTTGTAACCTGTAGATATAGATGTATCCATCATATCCACGATTTTCATGTGTCTTTTATTAAATTGTCTCTGTGCTGACCATAATGTCGCAGATATTCCTTGTATTCTTTGCGATGGCATCCATATAGATGGCTCGAAGTAACACATAACGGGAACAAACGGAAAAGTTTCTACGATTCCTGTCTTGTCTTCACCTAAATATACAGGTTGACCGTTTAACATGATGTTTAGCTCCATGTATGGACGTTCAACCGTTCTTATCTCTACTCTAGGAGGCATTTGTTGTGGGTCTACATTCTCATTATCGGCAACTTCTCGTAAATCTCTTATACGTTTAACTCCACCTTTTAGTTTAGCAGTCTCTTCACTGGATAGGTCCGTAATGTCTCGATAGAATGAGCTGTCTAAATCAACTAGAAACTTACGCTTTCGTGTTGTGCGTCTATAATATTGATCATATGCCATGATGTTTCTATTTCTCATGAGCGTAGTAAAATTAGGGTGGAAGCTTAAAAACTTCTCGTCTCGGTAAGATGATTGGATATCATCAATAACTTTCGGATCAATGAAGGGCAATAATTGTTTAATCAAGTTGCGGTCAATCAAATCTCTTGTAATGGCAAATGCACAATCTTTTAGATCAATACTCTCAAACGTTGGATCTAAATAAAAAGAGTTATACGTCCGCTTGAAGAAAGATATATCCCCATTGACAAAGTCTTTAGAATAATCCATCTGTATTCCACACAAGGACATTCCTGCTTTCATGCTTTCATCAGCAGCATCTAGGAAAGTAGCGTAACCGTTGCCCTTATCCCATGTATAGTATCCAAGTTCCGTAAATTGATCTGCTGTTTGGGTATCACTCCCTTCAACTGGTGAGTAGATAATAGAATTGAGATTGTCTCTTAAGTATCCTGAGAAGAACTGCATCGGTCTTCGCATTATATTAAGCTCTAAAGGCTCTCGACCTTCAGCTTGCAAGTTCTTTAGTTCCTCATCACTCCATGTATACCCCGAAGCTGCCAAGGAAAAAATCCTAGCATTAGAAACAAAGGGCGACCAATAGTCATGAGCGTATCTATAATTTGATTGAAACTCGTCTTTGATTTCGTACTCGTTTAAAGCCATGTTATATCTTCTATTTTAATCTTATCTCAAGCTAAGACTATTTAGAATTAACACACAATATTAAAATCGCTTGTAACGGCTTTCAACGGCTTCTCTGTGCTTTTTAAGTGATCCTTTGAGTGTACCCACTACCTCGACATGACTAACGCCCTGCATGGCATATATGAAAGAATCTGCGAAGTTGGAGGCGATGTTATGATAGGGCTCGTCTAAATACTTACCATACTGCTCCGACCACTTCTTACGATACTTAGTGAGCTGATCCAATAATGGCTTTACCTTTTTTAGACTAAATACGCATCTATCAAACTTTATCTTTGCATTGGATATGTTCAGGTTCTTGTCTGTCCTTTTCAAGACGGTTACTTGAACGCCTGTATGACTCATTAGCCTACGGAACTCACGCTCATAAATATTCTCTACTACAACGCCATCTCTTTTACGAGAGTCATGAGGCAAGAATATTGTACGATAAGTGTAACGCTTGTCCTGAAGTAAGAAATTAACATAGAAATCTACCCCTTTATTGTTGTCATGATAATAGTCGATGACTCTTATTTCCCCATGAATTACTTGAAAGAACGTCATTACGGTTAGATCATTAACCCCAATATCCATAGCCACATAAACAGCCTCTAAGGGATCATATAGGGATGTTGTAAGCACTCTGTTGTCGCTATAGGCTTTCTCTAGGCTACGTTGGAAGTAATACGCATCAGAGCTAGATATGAATGCTTCTGCAACTGTAGACGGAAATTCTTGCTTCATCTTGTCGCCTAACGTAGTTCGTTGGATGGCATACCAATTGCGTTGGTCTTGAGCAATCTTTTGACCTGTTTCTTTCTCTACCTTATCAAAGTAATCGGTTAGCTCAACTTCATAGACTATATTCTGAACACTCTTATAGGTTGGTTCTTCAAGCCAGTTAAAGAAGAATAGTTTATATTGCAATGGTGATAGGTCTTTGTTTCCATGCTGTGCTGCATTCGTGACCATCTCGGCATAATAACCTTCATTTCCCTCGCCCGTTGACTCGATAATACAAGTTGATGTCTGCGCCAATGTGTTAAGCGTTCCAGTAATAACCTCTTCTGCCTTCAGTGGATTTCTTGCGCATGTCTTACCAAACTCCGACACTAGCACGTTTTGATAAGCACCACCACGCAAGGTTGTATCAACTCTAAGAAACGAGCCATTTGCGAATGATATTTCTCTTGCTGAACGTTGAATGATGCCCACCATGTCTTTGGCTATAGGCGTGAGCGAATCTAGGGCGTGACCAATAATCCTCTTAAAGATGTGTTGTGCATGCTCTAGCGAGTAACTAACAATCCCCGCTGACGTATTGGCATTGAATATAGTCTCGTCTAGCATATACAGCACAGAGAATGTCGACATTCCAAGTTGTCTAGCTTTCAAGATGATATTACGAGTGTGGATATTCCTAAGAACATTTGCCTGGACTGGGTTTAGCCTGAATCTTATAGAGTCTCCGTTTC